TAAGAAATTATATTCTCAATATTGAGAATATAATTTCTTAAGTAGACATATATATGGAGAATATTCATTAAGTATTATTTCTTAAGTATTATTTCTTAAGTATATCCATATATATTTCTACTTAAATAATTTCTTAAGTAGAAACAGGGTCCGAGCTCGGTTCGCCTATCTCGGCTGGCTATCTCGGCTGGGAGTAAGATTTATTATATCTATATAGTATATATGTTAATCACCTTAAAAAACATTAATCATTATTTTTTAACAACTGGAAAAAACGATTTAAGAAAAAAACATATGTTAGATGAATTCAAAGAGTATAATCTCATTGAAGTTAACCCCGTTTTAAATATTAGTAAAAATAAATCAGGTAGTACTGGCTTTTCGAAAATAATTGATTTGGCTCTGCGAAAACAAGATAGAACAAAACCATTTACGCCTTTTATTATTTATGAAGACGACTGCAGCAAATATAGAGACTTCCCAAATACTATAGAAATACCTGATGATGCCGATTTCTTTTATTTAGGTATTTCCAAATGTAGCATGAATTCTTTTACGCATCATTCGGGATTATATTTTCAACATTATAATTCTGACATTGTTCGGATTTATAATATGTTAAGCACGCACGGCATGCTAATTTGTTCAGCGCTGGGCGCTATGGCTATCCAAAAGGCTATCACTGAATCCTACTATAAAGATATTACATGGGATATTACCATCTCTCAATTACAATGGCATTATAATGTCTACGCTTTTAAGCAGCCTCTCGTTTTTCAGGACAGCGTATATGGTGGCTGCGAAAAAGAAACACGCTTCTCTATTGATAAAAAATATGATTCTCCCATTCCTGAAAATTATATTAATCTAACGAATTATTCCAATATTACCTGTACATCAACTTAATAAATCTATTTTTATATTTATTAATCTCTCTTTCCATAAATTCTTCGGTCTCGTTTAATTCTTTTTTATTCTGTTCTAACAATTCTTTTGCACGAATTAGTGCTTGCTCTTGTTTTCTTTTATATATTACTGGATTATCTAATATTTTAATTGCTTTTATCCAATCTGCTACGTTTAAATCGCAATATATACCCGCCGAACCGAGATTTTCTTTTAACCCAAAACAATTGCTCGAAATAACCGGAATACCATTTGTGAGAGATTCGCTGCCTACCATGCCCCACGATTCATATTTACTAGGCATTAAAATAATGCGGCTTTCATTATAAATTTCGGAAATGTTATTCGAGTTCTCTCGCATTGTTACGCACTCGGGCTGTTTTATCTGCTCCGCATAACCTCCTTTTACCGCCATAAACTTATACTCCGGTAATGCGAGTGCTAGCTTTTTTAAGATTTTCCCGCCTTTGTCTTTGGAATGATTTATTAAAGTTATATATTTGTTATTAATTGAATCATCTACGGTTCTTTTTAAGGTTTGTGGTGGTGTTAATACCGTCGAATTATTTGTAAATGGAGAGATTGTTTTTGATGTATGCGAATTATAAATAATGGAAACATTATCTCTCCCTTCTAAAAAGGTTAAATCACTGTAATAAGTGTTATGCGATACGTACACAATCGGGCGATAATCATTTATATATTTTAATGTTGTTTCAGTATAGCCTAAATGTGTTAATATAATTTCTGACCATTCGACTAAAGCATCTCTCTCTTCTTTTATATCGGTTGTTGTTACTTTTACATCTTCGTATGTACATTGTTTATAATTAGATGGAACCAATACTATTACTTCATGGCCTTTGCTTACTAAATGCTTATTTAGATTATGCGCATAAATTTCAGCGCCGGCTTTCACTTCAGAGGCATATTCTTTTATTATCCAGAGAATCTTCATATATATTTAATCATTATTTTAATTAAGTATAAATTTACTTCATTAGAGGCGACATCTTGCGCTTCCCTTTAGCCTCTGCGGCTTCGACTCGCTTCTTTTCGTCGCGCTTCATTACCAGCTTGTCTTTCTTTTCGGCTTTTCCTAAAATCTCGGGCATCTCTTCTTTCTTCTCTTCCTTCTTCTTGCGTTTGGCGGGCATCTTCGCTTCGCCAGCTTCATAGGCTTTGCTTTCTTTGGGTTTTGCTGTTTTGGTGTATGTCGCTCCCGCGCCTTTTAGGGCATCTTTGTAGCTAACCTTGTTCTTTGCGGCGTAAGCCTTGACGTGCTCTGTCCACGAAGTCATCTATAAAATATACGTATATTATATAATGCCGAAAACTGATAAAATTATTATGTCTAAAGCCAGTTTAGCCGCCGAACACAAAAAATTGATTGCTTTATTGCGTTATGGAACTAGGGCACAATTACTCAAAGAAGCAGCCTCTCAACAAATTGAGGCTAAACGTTATAAAAAATGATTTAAAGATTAAGCGACAATATACGACAAAGATGGAAAAGGCAAATATTTATGCGAATGGACAAATTTATGCAATTAGAAGTCATCAAACTAAATTTATATATATTGGTTCTACTACTCAAACTTTACATAAACGATTTCACGACCATAAAAATCTCCGAAATAAATGTTTTTCAAAAGAAATAATACAATATTCAGATGCATATATTGAACTTATAGAAGATTTCCCGTGTAATTCTAAAAAGGAATTAAACAGAAGGGAGGGACAACATATACGCAATACTGAAAATTGCATTAATAAATGTATTCCAGGAAGAACTAGAAAAGAATATTATACTGATAATAAAGATAAATTATTAGACCGAGCCAAAGAATATTATATTACTAATAAAAATAAAATCTTAGAATTTCGAAGAGAATACTGTGCTGTAAATAAAGATAAAATTAAAGAATATAATAAACAATATTATAATGCTAATATTAAAATATAAAAAATAACATCTCTCCAATTTATAAATGTCTGAGTATGAACATTTAGAAATAATAAGTGATTCCGACGAATGCTCTAGCGATTGTAGCGAATGCGAATGTTGTTATTGTTGTGGGACTGATTTAGATTACGAAGATAACGAATTCTATAATTCAGATGAAAATAGATTCTATTGCGAATTTTGTTGGAATGAGAATTAATTATTTCTTTACTAAATGCGAAGCATCTACTTTGGCGGCTTTCCCGCCCATCACTGCACTGTAAATTCTCGCATACGCCCACTGCGTCGGGTCTTTCACCTGCGGCCTGACGCTTTCCGGGTTGGAATAAAACGCTCCTTTGCCTTTCTCGACGATAGTTTTTAACCCTGCTAATTTGTAGCCGGTTAGTTTGCTAATTTCGCTTAAGGAATGACTCGCATCTTTTTCAAACCCGTATCGTTTGTTAAATTTGTTTTTGTATGTCTCAACCATATATATAATCAAAGTTTAAATCTTCGTTTGAAATCTTTGATGCTTGCAGAGAGCGTGGGTTGATTCCATAATATCCACCTCGATAGTGCGCCCGCGGTTGTCGGGTCGTCCCAATTCTCGCGCGTCTTATGGCGAGCTAAATACGCTTCTCTCTTATAAATATCTTTGGTCTTCGTAAAATCATCGTAGCCTACGGCCCCGAATTGTGTGGTCTTTTTTGGGTCTGAGAATACTGCGGTATATTTATGCTTGCCGTCGGTCGCCTTGGTTATGCTAACGAGTTTCATCTTGTATTATAGAGAGATTAAAAAGGGGGTCTGGGGGCTTGCCCCCTAATTCATATTTGGGTCCGTCGCTTTGTCATAAAGAATTTGGTCGAAATTGTGCCACATCTCGGCCTTTTCTACATTTACATAACAGAAATTATACCGTTGCCTTGTAGCATAACGACATAATTCTCGCCCATTTGGGAAGCGGTCCAAGACTTCCTCCGAAATTTTATCGAATTCTTTTTCAGAGGCGACATTGAAAACAATGAACCCTGTCATACAGTTGCGAATAAGCAGCGGCGCGGTTTTGTAGGACTGGACCAGCGTAATTATGCTTGCAGACCCATGACGGAAACGGCACGCGGCCTTTTGGAGTTGTTTGTTCCTTGCCAAATCAGATGCCATATCGTCCATAATAATTAATATTTTCTCTCTATCTTCTTCCTTGGCTTTCATTTGGTCGCGCATAATTTGTCCCACTAACATGTCGGCGGAATCTAATTCTGCGGGGTCGCTGATGACAACTACATTATCTAATTTTGGCAGAATGAACTTGGTCGTCTGGTCATGTAAACAGGATGGGCTGAAGAAATAAATGGTGTCCCAGTAATCACGGCCATACATATGGCTCGCACCTATTAACGACATAAGTAAATTTGTCTTGCCTGACCTTGGACTGGCTGAAATCAGAAGATTGAAGGGGTGAGGCATCAGTGGATACGGTGCTGTGTCTTCTTTCATTTTTGGTTTTTTTACATCGAGAATTGGCAAACTGCTCATTATATAATACAGCCGATTATTTTCCGGCCAGCAATGAATTATATGCTGTTGAGGCCTGTTTGTTATAATAGGAAGCATTCACGGCTAAACTATGGTCCATTATACGTAAGGCTTCGGTTATATCTTCTTTGTTTGGCATCTTGCTTAATACATTAACCGTATAATAGGAGCGCCAGTAGTGCGGTGATGCTTTTTTATCCGGCATGACTCGTTTTATCATATTGTCCATATCTGTGACTGACATGCCAGGAAACAATTCGCCTTTGATATGACTAGCGAAAATGAAATGAATGAGAGATGGTGGCAATGGAATAATATCCATTGTATCTTCTTTTTGATTCTTTTTAATTCTTCCAATCATAATTTTTTTTTTCATATCAATCTCATTAAGAGTTTTAGTTGGGCCTACAAAACTATTCCGCCAATCGCCAATCCGAAGCGGTGGCATTTGACCATCATATATTCGTGAATATAAACCTACCCAGACATTCTCATCGTGTCTTAATTCTCCCAAATCATCATAGGTCGCCCCATCTAGTCATTTCTCCTTACTTACATGCGCCGATTTCAGTTTACGGGCTAGCATACTGATTCTCTTTTGTTCAGGAACCGGAACTGCACTAAAATGAATAACAACCATCTTTAACATCTGTACTAGGTCAGCCTGGCTGCTGGGTTTATCATATGCTTTACTTACTATTTCGCCAAAATCTTCTCCTAGCTGTTTCCAAGTCTTGCCGTCGAGTTCTTTGCTAACTTTGCGCCACAAAGAAGCATTTTTATTGAGGCGTGGGGTTTTGGTTTCTGCCGAACGAGCAGGGTTGGCGCTGCTTTGATGATGCTCTTCTATATACTTGGCGACTTCTTCCGAATCAATCTTTTTGCTTTGAAATTTAAATTTGATATCTTCTATCTTTTCTTCTTCTTTCTCTTCGTCAGACGAACTTTCATATTCTTCTAGCGCTTTTAATGCTGTTGGTTTCTCTTCCTCTTTCTTTTTACGGGGTGCTGGAATAGGCTTCTCCTTTATTTCCATCTTGATATTCTCTTCTTTCTTCGCGGCGGGTTTTGCTGGTACCAGTCTCGATTTCTTGATTTTTACAGTTACCCTTTTGCGCTTCGCCTCGGCTTCCGCTAAAGCCTTTTCTTGGGCGGCTGCTTCTTCTTCTTCGCGTTTCTTTAATTCATTTTTCGCCTTCAATATTTTCTCGGCTTCTTGGTGCTTCTTGCTTTCATCGTGTTTGTATTTATTGTAGCTTTTGAATTTGCCGCCACACACCGGGCAATCTACGCTTACGGAACTCGCTATGTATTTTTTCATATATTCATTCTGCTCTTCTTTACTTTTGGGGTGGTTTTTTCGATATTCGGCTTGGTAGGCTTTTTTATCAGCGGTTTTGTTTTCTTTGGGAGGCATATATTTATTAATGAGATAATAAATATACTTAATTAATTTTAAATTGTTTTGTTAAATCTTTTTTTTTCTTAAGTAAAATGCCTAAACTATACGCTTTTTTATTATTATAATATATATGTTCATTGTTAGTTTTCCCCGAAGTGGCCAGCATTTAATCGAGAGATTATTGAAACATATTTACAATTATTATGGTAAAGAGTATGGCTATTGTGAATTTTATTCTTGTTGCGGAACAACTCCCTGTAAAAAGAAATCGTTGTTCCAAAAAAACCACGATTTTGGCTTGAATCTCGAGTTGAAAAGCGACGAAAAATTTTTAGTTTTGTATAGAGAGGATAAAATACACCAATTAGAATCCTTCTTTCGATTTGACGCTTTTTTTCATATGGACAAATTTAATTCAATTGTCAATTATGACGATGAAATAATTTTTAATAGATTAATTGACTATATAAAATTAAAATCAGACTATTATGACGGGTTCATCAATAAATATATAAAATCAAAACAATATAAAGATTCCTTCCTCATCGAATACTCTCATTTTTTATCCAACCCTAAACAATACATTAAACAAATTATATTATTTTTAAATTTGACGAATAGCGAAACGCTTGATTTAGATAGTGAAAACATCGTGCATTCTTTTGAAAAAATAGAATATAAAAATAGCTTGGATAATGCCATTTACAAAAAAATTAACGCACGCTTACAGCTCGAGATTTAATGGGCCTTTTTTTGATGCAGCAGAAAAAGCATTCTTGGCACGTACACATTAGAATGATTCGCGAAATCCATTTATATTCTTTTTGTTTCATCGGTTATGTGGATATCTACGTTTTTATTATGTTTACATTCGCTTATTCGATTTTCAATGCGATTACCTAATATTCCCTCAGAGCTATGTTTATGAATCACCCGCTTCGCCCGCAAACTCGGCTCGCCATTCTTTTTGTAAATTGACCAGCACGTTGGGCATTCGTAGGCAAAAGTTTTCAAATTTATCGTTTTCGCAATAATATCCATATATATATGTCTAAAGATATTATTTTAATACTTTTTTAACTCAAACCTCGAAATTGAATTCTTCACCCTTAATATCTTCAATTACAATTTCCGGGTCGTCTATGTCTCTATTAATCCATTTCTTTTTTAAGAGATGCTCATAAATTTGCTTTGGCATATACCTAAATTCATTATTTCCGTTTGATTTTTGAATTTTATGCGGGATTTCTAGCTCATCACATTTGTTATTGAATTTGCTAATAGAGGCTTGGTAGGTTTTATCACTCGAAAACCCATTCGATTTGCAAAAATCCACGTAATCATCATATACTTCTTTATTCCGTGGTTCAAATTCTTTTTCCCAGTTTTCTCCATTTATGGTCTTACCATTTATATTTAACATACAGCCTCTATGTTTATTAACATATTCTTCAAAAAATAATGCTTCGACTGGCACATATAATTTGCACATTTGTTTGTATGCTTCTGTTATTGGTCTCTCGCTTTTCCAGTCTACCTTTGAAATATCCATTGTATTCAAATAATCATATAAGCACGCAATAAATTCGGGTTTATTGAAATGTTCTATTAATTTTGTCCAGAATGTCGTGCCGTATTTTTTATCCAGAAATTTATCGGTTGTTTGATATACGCAATAGCGTCGGTCGCTGCTTTTCACATCTATAGGTATCGGGTTCGCTTTATTTGTAAAAATTAATACACGCGCAACATTTCGTATCTCAGTTGGTCTTACATTTTTAGGGTTTATTGTTATTGTATCTTCCGTAATAAACGCTTTAATTTTTCCTTCAAAATTAAATGTATCTTTGCCTTCGCATTCATTCATATTCACTAAAAGTTTATGATAAAATCCTTCTGCGTAATCACCAAAGAAATCTTTAGGATTTGCGCTTGTAATATAATGCTCTTTACCAATAAGATTGCCAATGGCATTTAAAAACACATTTTTACCAGTGCCTTGTTTTCCTTTGATAATAATACAAATTGGTATGCGTTCATTCGGTTTTTGAATCATATGCGCAATCCATTTAAGAAAAAAATTAAAATCTATTTGTTTAGCTCCGCATAATTCTAAACCTAATTCGAGAAATGGTTTGAGAATTATATCTTTTTTTTCAGTATTATATACGGTTTTTATTTTATCATTAAAACCAGAAAATAAATTAAATATAGTTTTATTTGTTTGTTCTTGTAAATAATCATTATTAGGTATAAAATCTAAAAAGTTGTAGCAGCGCATTTTTTCATCTGTAAGCCATCTTTTTGTAAAACAAATTTCCCCATATTTCTCTTTTGTTGTTATATCTACTAAATCTGTTTTGCAGTGCTGAAATGCAACATTTATCCACGATGAATTGAAAATACAGGCTTTTTTGCCAAAATCTTTACTACCTTCTATGTAAATAAATTGCGGCTCTGGTCTCATTACTTTGCAGATGAAATTCTCAAAATATTTTTTTTGTGTTAAATAATCATCTTTAAAAGAATTCATATAATCGCTATTAAAATGCTCTAATTTTGTCGGGTCTAATTCTACAGTGCTTTCTGTTGGTCCCTCTTCTTTTTTATCTTTTGGATTTAAAATTTTCATTGCTTCTTTTACTAATGCCTTTGCGTTCTCTTTATCGGCATCTTTCAAATACTTTATTAATGTTGCTGCAGTAAGAGGTTTTTTGCTATCATCTTTCAGGGTTTTATTAAATTGCTTGTATAATGCTCTTACGTCTTCCTCTATAAATTTAGAATCGTGCCTTGATATATCAACAAATAAATCTTCGCCTTTATCTCCGAGTTCTGTTTTAATAATAAAACCTATGTTAACCCACTCTTTATGTCCTGTTAATTTTTGAAATAATTTATGTTTTATGCCTAATTCACAATAAACCTGTACAGTATTATTGCTTGCTTTTATTTCGGTTATTTCCTTTTTTACTTCCTTTTTTACTTCCTTTTTTTCTTTTAATTCTTCCATTATACCTTCCTTTACTGAAAATGTTGGCCTATCTGAATATCGCGTAGAGAGATTGAATATATGCTTTTCTAATTTAAATGATTTGCTTACATCTTCACATTCAAAATAATTACCTTCTAATTTAACAATTAAATGCTGAACTACTTTATAGGCTTGATGTCCCGGTTTTCTGCTGCCTATCATTTGCGTGTTAACTGAGCTCTGTGCAATGCCGCCGTCGATTATATCTTTAATTTCATTTGTCACCGGCAAATCTAATATTTCCATTAAATTACTTTTTAACATTTTATTGCGTAATTCGGTTCGTAATTCTTTTTCCAGATTGAGATTTATTATGATATGGATTCCATCTTTCGTTTTATTTTCTAGACAATTCACTGCGTTTTTTTCCATGATGTAAACATCTATCGGCGTATTATCAATTTCTATTAATTCTTTCACAGCTTCCATGTAGCGCACTACAATATCAATATTGTGGTCTTTTGTGTGTTGCCGGCTAGTTATTGCGTTATCATATCGAAAATCTAAATCAATATAAATCGGGCCTTTGTCTAGCTGAACTTCTGTCAGGTATTCATCATTACCGGCTACAAACACCCAGTTAAAATACATTTCCATAAATTCTTCGTATTTCTCGTCGGGGACAGAATACTTACCTGCAAATATCCCTAAATTCTTATCGCCTATTCTTGTGTGGGTGATTTTATCGTCGTTTTTCGCTGAAAAGTTTGAGTAAATATATTGATTAAATTCGTTCATTCTTATATATACCAAATATTATATTTCTAAGTAATTAATTTAATTAAAATAATTGAATTAATAAAATGCCTAAAGTTGGGGGACTTGGGGGACTTCGTTTTGTTCGGCCGGTTTTGTTAATTTTATATATAATTTATGAATCCTTCCTTTTTTATGAGAAGAAGCATTACATCTGGCATATGTCAATCCACAATCACATTCTAACCGTTGATTCAAATATTCTTTATTCTTTTTATAGTATTCTGTATTATAAGCTTTCATATCGAAATTGCATTCTTTTTGAACAATCTCTCCTTCTTTATTAGTATATGTGTATTTCATTCTCTTAATCTATATGAATATTTTATATTTAAGTTAAATTTATAATTATGCCTAAAGTTTGGGGGACCCAGGGGACCTGTTTTTGGAAAAGGCTGGTATAAAAATAAAATAAAAAATTTAAAAAAAAACATTTCAAAATTTATAGCCAGAAAAAGTAGTCCCCTGAGTCCCCCAGGTCCCCCAACTACCTAAAAACTTAAAACAAAAACTTAATAATCTTCTAATTTAGAATTCTAACTTTCTAATTCTTAATTCTAAACCTAGTAAGTTTCTAATTAGCATTTGCTTTACAACTCAAAATAGCAAAAAATACCATAAATTTCTTAAATATCGAAACACTGGAATTACACTGAGATTACACAAGTATATTATTTTCTCCGTTATATATATATATGCCTATTTATGTATGCGAGCATTGCGATTATGAGACCAGTCACCAAGGCACAATGATGCGACACCTGAAAAAAGATAGCCTGTGCTCCAAGCAGAGAATTATGGTTAATTTAGAAATAATGAAATTAATTAAACAAGAAGGATTAGCCCTTTTAAAATTAGAACAAGACACCGCAATAAACATAAAAGAATTAATATGAGACCATATATGCTCTCGTATTAATTAGCCACCTGCGCAATGGCAATATCGCTCAGCATTTTATTGATTTGGATATATACGCTACTATTCGGGCCGATGACAGCCTCTTCCATTGTGTAAGGGTCCAAGATGCGAATTTTCAAATTGCTGATTGAAATAGGTGCGCCGACGTGGTAATAATTATAAGATTCCGGAAACACCTGTGCAACAAATGAACCCTGACTAACGAAATAACTCGACACAATAGATTTGATTTCCCGCTTGCTTTTGTCGTCTAGGTAAATAGAGTTATAGCCGGTAATTTCCAGCAAAAAATGACCGGTTTGGTCTCGCACGGTCGGAATTCGAACTGCATTAAGCGTATTCGTAGTTTGGACGGTAAAATAATTATTTTGGAGTTGCGTAGTTGTAGCAACAGCAACGCCAGCTTCCAAAACGGTCGGAAGCGTTGCCCAATTAAAACCAGATGGCAGCGGCGTAAAACCGGTTGAAGTAGCGGTAAACGTTTGGCCCGTAGAGGCAGGATTTAACCCGCCAACCTCTAACCAATTGATACGAGGATAGGAGCCATAGAAATCAGCGAACCGCCCCAAATTATAAATGGTATAAATTTTGCCAACCGTTAAATTTGGTTCCAAAGCATCAATAACGCTCGTTTGTTCAGCGGCAGGCGTAGCTGTAAGAAAAACGAGCTCAGTATCGGGAACCGATGGCTGAATAGCCGAGCCGACCGCATGAAAGGTCGAATTAAAAATATTGCTGGCTCCACAAAAGCCTCCGGTAGTTTTGGAATTAAATTCATCTAGGGTCATCTGAAAGCCAATTTTATTCGGGTTATCTAAATCCGTGGTTAAAGCTGCCACATCGAACCCTAGCTGAGACCAAAACGATTGCGGCTCCATTTTATTCAAAAGTATTCCACTATTTTTGTCGACTAAAGTCGTAAAGAAATTCGTTGCTGACATAGTGGTGGTTTTTTGAGCGGTCGTATACATATGACAAGTCACTTCGGTTAAATCATCAGTATTAGTTGAAAGAAAAGCCAGCATTGGACTATGCAGATAGTTAAAAGAGAATAAACCATTGTTTTCGTTATTAAAAATGAGAGATGTTTGCGTAGCGCCAAATGCGATGGGAAAAATACCCGAATTTCCGGTAATAACATTGCTCGTATTGGTAGTTCCATTTTGCGAGTAAAAAGGCAGAATGCTGTAGTAGCCATCGGTTTGAACGGTCGAAGGAATGGTCGGGGAAACAGAACGCACATCACTGATTAGAGGCACGAGATTTATATAATAATTCGGGGAAGTTAAATTATTTAAGCCATTCGCGTTGGGGTGCGGAACCTCCGCATAGATGTAATCCGTCGCAATACTATTATTATTTAATAAACTTCCGTTCATTGCTGGGACAAAAATGAAGGGCATATCGTCTCTATCGGGGTTAATATTATAATCGGTTTCGCTCGGATAAGCATAAACATTTGGGTTTTTCGAATCATAAAAAGTATTTTGCCCAGGTCCCAATGGTGAGGCCCATTCATTTGCGCTTGCGTCTTTGCCAATATTCCATATATTATCGGTAGGCACGGTTAGCGTGGACTGGGTGCCGAAAGGCCCGCCTTGCACTTGATTGACTCGTTTAACTTTTTGCCGGGTCATATTGCGCGTTATTAATTCCGCGAGATTATTCGGGTCATACGAGCCGGCTTTTAGGGTCATTTTCCACTTTTTCTTGACGGGACGAACATCAATTCTCGTCGTAGGCGGCGTATATGGTGCAACATACCCATCGTATTCAAATGGAATATTACTGCCGGCTTGATAAGCAGATACATTGGCTCGGCCGGAGTTGTCGGTTGGTAAGCCAGGGTCAGGGTTTATTGCGTGAACCACAGTCCCAACCTCAATAATCGAAGATTCCACCGTGCCGTTAATATAGCCCGTGCCGGTAATCGTAGCAGTATTACAGGAAAATGCCCCAACCGTGGCGGAAGTGCCGGTTCCCTGATAAGGACCTGTTGCTGTAAAAGTTTGTCCTACGCCTGAAAAAACAATTAAATTTTGTGCGGGTGGAATAGGAGTATTACAGTTCATTGAATAAATATTTTCCTGGTCAAAACCCGACGGAGAACCCGTCGGATTAGAAACGAAAACAAGGTCAGATTGAGTCCCTGTTTGAGAACCAGCAGGAATAGTCAAAGTCAATAAATTAGAGGGTTGAGGATTTCCTAGTGGTAATTCCGTAAAAGGTGCGCCTGTTGTACTGCCTGCCCCAAATTGACTTGTATTAAATGGAGCATACTCAAAAACTCCTGTCAATAAATTCGCATTAATAGTTACAAAGCATTCATACCCATCAGTTTGAAGCAAATATGTAATAAATTCTGAACCTTGTTCATTTACTAACTCGCAATCATTTATAGGAGGCGAACTTGAGGAATTATAAACTTGTGTAAGTGCGGGTATTATGATGGTTTGTGTTGCCGTAAAAATTTCGCTGACTAAACCGTTATTTGCAGCATCTAAAATTAAAGTGTTTGTTTGTGGGGCGATGACTTGATATTTTAAACCGACAGTCATATCAACAGTATCTTTTTCAGTAAAATTGCCTACCATATCCCAAGTAAATTGGGGAACTGACCCATCTAATTCCCCCGTTGTTAATACTGTATAAGTTACACCTTGCGATAGATTAGAAACATTTAGACTGCCACTTATAGAATTAAAATCAGTAAGCGTAACAAAGGCGGAGGCATTGGGCGTTCCAGCATTAAATCCAAAGTAAGAACCGGGTATAGACCAAGTACCAATAGTAGTATTTAACCATTGTCCCGTACCAGCTACAGAGGTCAGTGTTAATGCCCCCGTAGATGCGTCCATATCAATTACCACATTCAAAGTATCTAGTGGGTCATCGCCAAAAGTAAAACCCCCCGTGTTTATAAACCAAGTGGCGACATTAGCCTTAAAAATTGCGGTAGTAATCGTTTGTGGAAAGGCCGGCGGTAAGGCGGGCGGATTAACGGTGGCCGTAAAAACCACACCTACCTGATTTTCATCAGCCCCGTAAAATTGATAATCCAAAGTTCCTAGCGTTACAATAGAATAGCGATTGCCATTCTGCATCTGCGTAGCCGGAATAATATTACTGGCGAGACCGGGGTCAATTGCAACCCAATCTGTTGCACCGACATTTGTAATAACATAAGTGATGTAAGGCAGTGGCGCAGCCAAGGCGGCGGGAATAAAAGCCGAGGTAGCCAGATTAAACCAAGGGTTAAAGTCTGCCTCGAAAAAATCAGTCGTGAAATTCCAACCAGCGGGCATTTGATTATAATTTGCGCCTTCAACATTAGCATATTCCCAATTGATTGTTAAACCTACCGTTGTAACTAAATAGGCCTGGCCAACAACAATATTTAAAGCATCTTCGCTGGGTCCAACAACAGGAGGCACAGGAAAATTTGGAGTGCTCTGGTAAACGATATACGGGAGCCCATCTGCATCATTAATACCAGTTCCGCTGCTATTGGTATAGTAAGAGGGAATATTAATATCGCCCCCTCCTGGGCTATCATAATATAAATCTAATATATCTCTCCCCACTAAAACTTGCTGGGTTAAATTATTCGAAGCATCAGGGGGCGCAGGCACACCAGCGGTAATTCCCGATATATCGCAAGCGTTAAAATTATGTATCCAATAAAAATAATACTCGAGAGAGATTTCCGTATCTTTTACAATAACAATATTGCCGGAGGCAGTCCCGCGCGTGTCGATAAACGAAGCTTTTACACCAATACTGTCGCCTTGATTAATATTGACTTGTTCGTTCAATTTACTTTCCCAGTTAGCATTTGAAATTTTTGAAGCACAATTCCAAGTATTACAGCCTAATATAATAGATTGCGGCAGAGGTTCAGGTTTGGCCATTTAATATATACAAATATATTTATTAAGTATATATAAAATTACATAATGTGATATTGTTCTTTTGCTTTTAAATAAGCATTACGGGCTTTATCTTCTGAATCATAAGAGCCTAAATAAACTTTTTTATAATCAATACAGATTTGCGCCCCCCATTTATTTTTTTTTTTATAATAACCTTTAGCATTTGTATTAAAAGTATTTTGTTGTTTTGAAACAATTCTTAAATTTTTAACTCTATTATCAGAACAATTTCTATTTATATGGTCTACAACATGAGTTTTATTATTACCAATAATATTTTCTAATTTTAAAAAACAAAAAGCAATTAAACGGTGTATTTTCATTCTTTTTGCATCAATCATAATATAACGATAACCATCTGAATAATTTTTAGATTTATTTTCAACCCAATTATTATTTTGTAATCTCTCAACTGTACCATCTCTATAACATCTTATTTTATGATTATAATATACACAGTTTATCATTTTAGTTGATATAAAATATTAATTTAATTTTAAATCAATTTAATAAATATTAAACTCACATCATATTGACAACACCCGCTTGCTGCTGAATATAACTAACCATATCACTCTGCGTGTTATACGAACGGAGTACCTCAGCCATGGTATTGAGATAGGCGGGCTGATTAATCGAAGGCGTGCCGGTGACTAAATAGTTGTAATACACGGCCAAATCAATCTGGACAAACTGGTCCAGCTGCACTGCACCATAAGAATAAACACCATTCATAATTATTTTAGTATTTGGATTTTTAAGGCCCCATTCGCCTGAGACGCCGGAAGGGTCAATTGCTAAAGGCTGAGTGCTGCCCACGCCAAAGTAAGCAGGCGCGACACCAGGCAGACAAAATTCACCGCTAAAATCGTGAAGCAGAGCGGCTTTGCGGGCATCGGTATCCACACCCTTATACATGAGAATTTTGCGACCGTCCACGACCAGTGAAAGTTCCTCTTGCGGTGCCGAACGGGCTAAATGGTAAGGATTGGCGGAAGTGTTTGTTTTACAATCATAATCGAGGTAATAATAAAATGTTTTAATAAATTGATTAAAAAAACTATTGAGCCTAACTTGCGTTTGGTTAATCTGGCCCACGGTGGCGGCTGTTGGGTTAATGTAGAGGCGGTCTGAAATAATCGTAGGATAAACAACCGAGGTCGCAGAATCAGCGGGTTCGCCGGTCAAACATTCGTCGATGGCCAGAGCGGGGAAAGTATCAAAAGTATAGCCACCGGGAATGCCGTGCACTTCGGGGTCGGTTTCGTATTCAATTACGATGGTATAGCCTTTGTCCAACAAACGCGAGGCGCGCAAAAACCCTAAAGCAAAGGTAATGTCGATATACGCCTGAATCTTCGTTCCATCGGCTTTGCCTTGGGCTTCGGTGAGTTCGAGCTGCGACATCGAAGGCGCGGTGACACTCACGCACATATTCTGCATCAATTGCCGGGCAAGCGAATACTGCGCCGAATTCTGCAGATGAAGCATTTTAATTGCTAAAATATCCATGTTTGCGCAAAAATCAACCTCCGAACCTGCTAATGAGAGAATAGATATTTTCTTTATGATTTGGTAAATGCCACGGGGACCAAAATAAATGGGTTGACTCGAATTGTTCAGCAGGGAGAAGTTGAGCAGACGAACTTTATTCGCATAAAATTTCACGCCGGCGGGAATACGGAAAAAAGTGCGTTCGGTAGAAGAAGAGGCGGGGTCAATCAAGAGAGTTTTAGAATCAAGTCCTTGTGCTGCCATTATATAAAATAGATTATATTATTTTATTTTATAAAATGAAAAATTAAACAGAAACATAGCCGGATACATAGATAAAGCAGTCACTCGGGTGCGAAGAGGGGTTCTGGTCATTTGACAAGCCATTGAGAATAACATTTACGCTTAATCTGTCGTTTATGCCCGAAGTAAAACGGTAGCCAATACCCCAGCAGCCGTTCTGCGAAGTGTACGTATTCATTAAGCTATTCTTCACACCAGCACCCATGCTTTTTGCAAAATTGAGACTGAGCTCCGAATAAGTTTGGATTGGGAACCGAATGGGTTGGTCATTGCCGCTAACTGTGGCTTCCACTCGCGACCCAACATTCTCAATTCCCGGTATCCACTCGCAACTATAATTATCAAAATTGAGTTTATTTCGGTGCTCTTGTTTAATAAATGACATAGAAATAGCGTCATAAAGGTTTGGAGAATTAACGGCGAATGTCGCATTGCTCGAGATGAGCGTTTGCGTGATTAATGATACAGTCGAAAAGGTCACGGGTTCTCGGGAAGGCATTTCCACGGTCTCATACCAACCGAGCTGAAGGTCCAAAAAGGAATATTGCAGTGCGGCGATATTGGCGAGTATGTATTCGGCTGTGGCTGTCGAATAAAGCGCTTCAATTGCGGAACACAAGTTAAACAGTACTTTCATTTGGGGAAATTGACTTTGTCCTAAATCCGAGCCACCAGATTTATTTAACGCGATTTCAGGCTTAAAGGAAAACGGAATAGAAAGAACTTCACCCACGACACCTGGCAAGGTCACCGTATTGGGTGCCACTTGGGAACCCATCAGCAACACATTGTTTTGTGTACCGCAGAGTTCAATTGTCGCCATGGAAGACGTATTAATACCTTCTAAAGTCAGCTTAGACTGTTTAACCATCGAGGCCCAACGGGGATACATAGAGTTTTGTTCCAGCGTTCGGTCATTCACCGAGCAGCTCGAATTCCTAAAGAAAGAGTGGACACCAGCGTAAGGCGAGACAAAAACGGAATCGTCTTTAGTACAAGGGACCCAATCGGACGAACCGGGGGCTTGTTTTTGGATATTGAGGTAGCCAGAGACGCGAAGGGAACCGGCTTTTATCGCGCGACCAGGCCGGAGTTTGAGCGTAAAATCGACGATGTCGTTTGCCGAATACAGCGCTTTGATATTCAACTTTAAATACCGTTGCTTTCGCAATATTTAAACTGCCTATTAAAAGGCACGGAATAGACTTTCTCTTCTGCGGTCATTTTTAGTTTGCTAAACTAATCGCGCACTATCCCATAAAGTCGTTCAGGTTCTCCACTGTCTAGCATAGCGACATAGAGGAGCTTCCACCCACATTATCCAATCCATCATCATTAGTTACTATTGGGAAGGGTTGTTAACCCTGTTCTCCTCAAAACCTTTCGGTAATGGGATAGTAGATGAGGCTCTAAGGAACTTCGCGGTATGGTGTTAATTCACCAAGAGATATAAGCATCGCCTTTATTTAAACGACACAAACCCTGGAATATCAAGGTTTAACGGCATTGTAAAAAGTCATTCTATAAAATAGAATTATATTATTATTTTATAAAATTGAGAGATTTAAAAACGGGTATTCCCCTTGCGATGGACATTTGGATTCATTGGAGTTGGCATGGTGGGAAACGCGGGACGCGCCGGTGTGGGCGTGTCATCAAATAATACATCAACCGGTTTCGGCTTCACTTCTAAAGCCACCGCTTCGACCTTTTTTTCCTCAACCTTTTCGACCTTTTTGGCTATTTTCTCTTTTTTAATTTTCAGCGCTTCTTTGGTATGTTCGTTTAAATCACTTAGCAGTTCATTCATTTTGTCGAATTTTGTGCCGTATTTCTTTTCAAAGATAGAATCAATCTCTTTCTCCTTAACTATCGGGTCGACAATGGTTTTCTTGGCTTCGCGGTTCTTTTTAACGGTTTCGCGCATATCGGCTAATCTCTCTAACATTGCTAATTTTTTCTCTTCGGACAAGTCGGGTTTCTTACGTTCTTTTTTCGGTTTATTATTAATGAGGGCCAGTAATTCTTCTTTACTTAATTTTTCCATTATCTTATATATAATGCTTAATAAAAAATATTCAAATACTTTTTATTAATTAAATCTGTTTAAGAAGCTGCTTAAAAAAGAACACCAACCCAGGTTTGATTTTGCGGTCCATTGACGGGTCGCCATAGAGATTGAGTTGGACCGTAGCGCCACCGGGGCCGCCCATAATATAGGCTTCTTCGGTAACAGCTTGGTAAATCTTCAACGGCAAGACAGTGACGGGGTCAGCCGTTTCTTGTACGCCCTTAATGCCGACCGGCGAGCGCAAGACGTAGTCGGAGTTGCTAAAGGTATCCTTCAGTCGGTCAATGTAAAGCGAAGAGGGATAATCAGAGCGGAAATCTTGGAGGTAAATATCTCGGTTTGTCTGTGCTATATTGTTCACTAGCAGGCGAAAATGCGAAATACCACGACGCGTAGAAATCAAAGAGCCTTTATTATCGTCTTGTGTATTCCAGTTCGGCGTTAGAGTCCAGCAGTTATAGACCCCCTGCTCTAGGATAAATTGCCGCGCCCAAGTTTGTTGCTCTGTCTCTATATTGGCAGTCTCTAGCCGCCAGCTCGAAAAGGTGAAGGGACTGGGCATGCGGTTCTTCGGGTCAATCGACGACTGAATCAAAACCAACTCAAATTTATCAATTTCATAGGAGAGATTGTTAAAAAAGTGTGGTATAGGATTGCCAGACAAATCCAGATTGTTAGGAGCACGGGCATGATTCTGTACATTCCAGATAACAAAAATAGCGGCAGTGGCGGCATTAAAACCAAAAGGAGCTGTCTGTACGCCCGTAGGCAAAAAGGTTTCAGCCTGAATGGAAGTTCGGCCCTCACAACCCCACGATGAAAAGGTGACTGTGCCATTACCCGATGCATCCAAAACAACGCCAAGAACGCGGCATTTATCACCCTGCGCAGGAAGTTTGGTAATCTGGTTGGAATAAACTTTACGGACAGAAGACGAACTTTGATTGGTAATATGGTCCGGAAGAATATGCGGGCCAGCGATAGCAGTTGGCGTAACCGAAACCATTTGAACTCCTAAATCAAAGGTGACACCAGTCGGGCGAGAATCGGCATCTAATACGCCGAGATTTCTTAAGCCTTCCATATCAGCTTGCGCAAAAACAAGCGTACTCGTAGCTAGTTGTGTTTGAATGGCAGCCTGAGAACCACCGACACCAATCGCAACCACTTCATCTGGGCTCAACAGTTCCAAACCCATGAAAGTGACCACATCGTCGACCGTACGCCCGGGGATATCATCATACCACAACGAATAATTAGCGTCAAAAGTAAGGCCAGTATCGGCAACAGCGCTAATAAGTGCCATGTAATAAAAGGGTTTAGGCTGAATACCACTAGCTCCGGCATAAGAACTGGTAATTTCATAACGAAGTTTTACCCAGGCGTCCTCAACAAAGCCCATCGCAGTCAACTGGTCCGGAGTGTAAGAAATGTTCGTATTAAAAAGAACCTCGTCAATAATAGCACCTTTGGTAGGTTGCTGAAAGTAAATATCCGCGGGGAATTCAAATCCTTCTTTGGGGCATTGAATCATATAGTTGCCGGAAGCATCTAAAAACATAGCACTGGACGGCGATTCAAATTGCCCGCGCGGCGCGCTAGAAGTAGACATCGTATTCGTATTTTGTAAATAACCCAACTCCGCCGGATTTACAAATGACTGCGGCAGAACAGGGGCAACGCTTCCACCGCTAATGTCGGGCACATTGATTTGCTGAAAATCACCTAAAGTGGTAATCTTAAAAAGATTTTGGCGGTCTTCCAATTCGAGGGTAATCTGCATTCCGTTCATTCTCTCCAATTCCACATTAGAATGACGGCAGACACCAAACAAATCAGAAAGAAATACGTGCACAGTGGTGGGTTGCTGAAGAAAAGCCGTCAATGTTGCGGGCATTGAGGAACCGTGGCCAATCTGCGAAGAAGAACCGGTAAGCAAGTTTGTGGATTCTACGGTCTCGAAGTCCGAGCAAAGTTGGTGCATGATAGTCTGAGTCAACACATTGCAGAAATTGACCTCCTCGAGCAAATTGTTATTACCATCAAACAGACGGGCAATACGAATCAGACACGCAGGCGAATAGGATTGGTCATTGTTCCCAAAAGACACGCACAAATTCTGCGCAATCAAAGCGCGAAGTTCGGCGTCCGAAACACGAGAGCCATCAATGGCTTTGGTTAGCCAGATACGCATAGACAGATAAGATTTTGATAAATCCGTAGCCAAGCCGTCGGGCTGAATCATAAAGTTGAGACGATTGTATGATGGGCGGAAAAGCGCCTGCTCAGTGCTTCTAAGCTTGATTTGACGAGAGATGTTCATAGCCATTTATATATTTCATTAATATAAAAAAATGAAATAAATATTAAATACTAAACCCCGCTTTGAAATCCTTGGCTGATATTGGCGACCGTTGGAACTGCAATAGGCGTCGGGGCTGTTGGGTGCGTAAATAAATCCTTGAAACCTTCATAAATTTGATAACCAGCTAAACCAATCCCAGCAACTTCGCCAACAATCGGGATAACGGCCGTCCCGGCTTCGGCTACACCTTCGGCGACATCGCTAGCTGCGCCTTTGGCGACATCTAAAGCAGCACTGGCCGTTTCGGTGCCAGTTTTAAGGGCGCCTCCGACAAGGTCTTGCGCACCGGAAAGAGCGCCTTTGGCGGCCGTAAGTCCTTGGTCCGCAGTTTGGCTTAAAGAAGTAATAACACGATTACCTGCGCCTTGAACTGAACTTAATGCGCCGGTAGCAGCCGCGGCACCTCCGCTCAATTGTTCGCCTAAACTTGTAGCAGCCGATTTTAAACCACTAACCGCGCTTTCACCTAAACTTTTACCCGCTTCTAAACCAAAAAAGGCATTGGCTGCATCGCCTGGGTTAAATTGTCCACTAGCTGCATCTCTGACAGCCGAGACCCCACCCGCTACACCGGCGAAATCTCCGAGAACACCTAAACCTCTACCGGCAATATCGCCTAAACTAGCAGTGGCTTGTCGAGCCTCATCAGCGAAGGGAATATTAGAAGGTAATATATCCGGTTCAACCCGAGGCATTTGAGAAATTCTAGCAAATGCTTCGTCAGGACTTAAATTTCGCATTTCGTCTGGAGTAAACATTTGGTTCGTCTTAAAAGCTGTGACGCGTTCATTGGCGCTAGTAATAAAACCCCGACCACCAGCGCCCATGAGTTCAGGGTCTAAATTTTGGATAGTCTCTTGAACATTTTCAGCAGGTCGTAAAGTATTTGTAGTTTTACTCCGGACATACTCACCAATACGATTAAAAAAACCTTGGCCAGATTCAGAAGCCGTAGGCAATATTTCGGCGGGGTCAATTTTCGGCAGAGTGATATCAGCTAAGCCAGTCTTCGGCACAACCGCACCCAATTGAGCCTGTAATTCAGTCGGGGAAAGTTTGCTGCTAATGTCGCTAAATTGTGCTTTGGCTTTTTCACCTTGTTGCGTAATTCGGTCGGAGACTGATTTGGCATACGTATCGCGTGTTTCGTTAGCTTTTGAAATAAAAGCACCGGCTTTATCGACCTGTCCTTGTAAATCGGGTATTTTAGCCGCTAAAGCATCGAATTGGTCTTTTGCTAAACCCGTTAAATCGCCAGCGGTAGAAGATTTTAAAGCGTCCATTTTTCCCTGAATCTCTCCTATTTGGCTTTTGGCCTGGTCAGCTAAACCCGAATATTGTTTAACGTTTTCATCGATGATAGCATTAGCCTTCGCCAAGCGCCCGGTTAAATCGGTTTTTAGATTTGTAAAATTTGTTTTTAATTCATCTAAATTGGCCGAATCTTGTAGGTCTTTCGTCGCGCCTTTAAAAATACCTTTGGCTTGGTCGGCCACCGTCGAAGCATGCGCTTGGACATCTTCCAATGTGCCGCTTAATTTAGTTTTGGCTGTATTGTATATGTCTTTAGCCTGTTGTGCTCTATCACTTAATCTCCCAGCCGTTCTTGCCCCAATATCGCTCAAAGTGGAAGGTAGTTCTTTAATTTTTTGGCCGGCTGCTTTAATGCGGTCGTATAATTCGCTGCTTTGACGAATAGCCTCCATACCACCAAAAGCTAAAGCTTGGGGACCCTCCAACTTAAGCTGCGCGATGGTCTGCTGGTATATTTGCGAAGTTTGTAAATTTGAGTTCGCGTCATCTTGAGAATTCTGCTCAATCGCAGCCAAAGAACTGCCGAAAGTATTGAAATCTTGTCTAGCTGTGGATAAAGCACTGAAAGCCATTTAATATATATCAATAAAAATATATATTAATGAGTTAAGAGTGTTGCTGGCTTAATATTCTTTATCATTGATTATCAAATTAAAGCTCAAATTAGATGCGACTAAACTCTGACCACTATAGGGGTTAAACACGCGAAAAGAAAGAGACGATAAATTGACGGGGTAAGTAATGGCAACATCGAGCCATTGATAAGCGAGCGAATCATAAACATAACTATTTGTACCGACATTAGATTGCTCCGGCCGAAAATAACAGACAACATTTTGCCGAGAACCAGATTGGTTGCGGCTAGTATTACCTTGAAAAGTAAGGAGAGGTATATCTAAGATTTCCAGCGCTAAATCAAATGAAGAATTAATTTTGGAGAGATTCATGGGAGCAGAACCAATATAAGAACCGAAATCAGAATTTTGCGGTGTAAACAATAAAAGACCATCAGACACACCAAGCCCAGCACGTAATCCGCCGGAGTTTGAAAAATCAACAGCAACAGTTCGGGTGAGTTCGCCTTCGGTAGCACCAAAGGGCACATCTTCGGTCATGTTCACAATACCACCAATAGCGGGGACAGCGTATGCATTAGCTACTTTATTACCGGAAGCTTGAAACTGATACGAAGTGTTATAATTAACAGAACCTAAAGATTGAGAATATGCGCCACCACCGGAGGTTTCCGTGCTAAAATCAACATTTTGTAAACCATTTATATCGACAGTGTAAAGTCTTAATTGAAAATAACCACCGGCTTGATATATCTCGCAAATAGTATTAGTTTTAAAGAAGTCATTATCGAGAGGGCTAGATAAACCACCGGCAGAATTTCGTAAATAAATAAGGCCATTTACTCCGCTCTGAAATAACCCTAACAAACTATTGCGGTCATCAACTAATCCACAATAAACCAGTGAACCATCGGCAATAGCAGCAGCTGCAAGTGGAAGAGCAATTTTAAACTGAACCAAACACCCACCGCCTTTGGTTAAAACAATAGTAGAACTAGATTGGTTTAAAGTCCATGGACCCGCAGCAATAGGAAAATAATAATCTTCTATGTTTTGCTCTAAATTTACAGGAGTTAAAACAAGTGGAGAAAAAGGACAAGTAACATATTCCATAAAAAATTTACCGGTAGCTGATGAACAGAGCATTTTCAACCCACGGTCACGGTAATAATTATAGTTACCTACAGCATCAACCGGCAAAGTATCAGCAGTAAATCCAGAAAAAGAATTATTAGATAATTTAGTCATCTCGGTTAGTAATTGTGCTAAAGTAGAATATCTACCAGCAGGAATGGTGATATCAACCGATTGGTTATTTTCACCATTAAGACTATACCATAAAGTAAATACGGAAGTATCTAAAGCAAAATTAGCGGTAATATCCGGAATAACGGCTATGAATTTATCCATAGCAATTTTTTGCCCAGGAGAGATGACAACAGGCGCGCTAAAATTTACTGTAAAAGGTGCGCTAGTGCCAGCAGTAAAAGCGGTTTTTGGAGTATATTCGTCCGCAATAATTTTCAATTGAGTTGGCATTATATATATAATTTGGAAGATAAAAATAAATAGTAAATATATAGAATGCCTCGTTCCCAAGTAAATGATAGAACCTACCCATTAGCAGCAGGCGCAACCTTTGCGGGCTTGCCCGAAGCAACTGCGGAGCATGTAGCGATTAGCGTTAATATACTAGTCCCTACAAATTGTACGCTAACCATTCAGCAATCGTATAACAAGGCGACCTGGTTAATAACCGAAGAATACGCGATAACGGCTAATGTTCACAAAACCGTTCAGCAAGCAGTTGGTTTAGAATATTTTAGAGTGATATTGACAAATAACGGTATAACTCAAACTTTTTGCCACATGGTTACGACATTATCCTCGAGTCTAACTCAAAATGTTAATATCCGTAATTTAGTCTCAACGAGAGATAGTGTAGATGTTGGCAATTTCCCAGCCGAGCAAGTTGTTGCTGGTGAGAACAGCAATTTTGTGTTTTACCCGACAGCTGTAAATAACACCGTTTCTGTTTATGCGGACGGAACCCCAGGCACAACTGTAGCCGGCGGCTGGCAATACAACAACATAAATAATTCTGGTAAAATAAACTGGTATTGTTATGCTTCACCCTCACCTGCGGCTGATTACAAAGTCTCCCAGCTTACCAGTATGTATGCGGTTGTAAACAATCTCTCTACTTTAGGTTTAGCACAAGCGCAAAATCCTTGGATTAAGATTTATACCCGCCCCGATAGTGGCACTAATAGCGCGATTTGGTATAAAAGCGCCTTGTTCTTTGGTTCCAATGCTCATACTGATATTAGCGGCGTAAAACTGCTTTACACAGGCGAAGACCCCACAAGCGTGCATCCCGAGATTACCGGCATTAACCGAATTCAATTACTTTTTAATTCGGCACTCTCGGACAATAAACTTTTGGCGAATGTTCAAAATGAGAGCATTTTTCTAGGCACACTTCAAACGACCAATAACACCAGCCCAGCCAATAGTTTTGCCTTTGTAATGGAAGAGTTTGGCGCGGACTGGGTGAAAACACCCGCGGTGCTGCCCATCGAAAATGGAGCGGTTGTGACGAGTTTGGTACCAACATTATATACAGCAACTTATAACCAAGCTGTTTCGGCTGTAAGTTTTACTGGAACGGCTTTTGAAATTGGAGAGAATAGTTTAGTCGATGTGTTGCTCTTAGCGTCTGGGCTTATTACAAACGGCAATGTTCGGCTGGATTATAGCGCTGATGGCGCCACTTGGTTCCCCGATAATACAAATAGTTACGCAATTACCACAACTGACCCGCACTATGTTATTAAAGGCATAAAAACGGCTAGCCGCTATATTCGTGTTAGCACAAGCGGAGCCTCAGCCTTTCGAGCTGGTAGTTTACAAATGACATTTAGCAGTAAGAGAGATTAATTTCTTTATTAATATTATGAACTACCGTTTAGAAGTAGTATATAATGTATTGCGGCTTTGGCTTGTAAACAAAACCTACCCACCCAAACTTAATGCGGAGAGATTGAGTAAAAGAACAGAAGAAATAAAACGGCCAATGGGTCAAAAATAACATCTCTCGTAAATATAAAAATGGATATGAAGAAACCCAAAGTAATTCGAGCGCCAGGACCAGATGCGGATTTATACGACAAGCCGAAGAAAGAACGGAAGGTCACCGACAAGGACCTCTTTGTTATGAAAGGATTAGAGAAGAAGAAAAAGAAAAAATCTAAGTAAATATATATATGGATACGGTCGCGGTAGTTGCGTTAATTATAAGTATAATAGGCGCGCTTGGACATTTTATTCGTGATACACATATACAGAAATGTAAAGGGTGCTGCTTCGAGAGTGATTGTCGAGAGCGAAGTAAAAGTAGTTCATCAATGAGTCCGCCAGATACACCGAAAGAAACCCCACCGATAAATTCACCGGGTTGTTAAGATAAAAATATTTTACTCCAAGGTCGCGAAAGACGTTGAAGTAAAAAGAGGTAGTCGGGAGGAGGTAACTGTGGAGGTAACTGTGGAGGTAACTCGGGAGGTAACTGTGGAGGTAACTCGGGAGGGAACTCGGGAGGGAACTCGGGAGGGACATTAGAGCCGAGATTGCCGAACCGAGCGCGACCATGTTTCTACTTAAGAAATTATTTAAGTAGAAATATATATGGAAATACTTAAGAAATAATACTTAAGAAATAATACTTAATGAATATTCTCCATATATATGTCTACTTAAGAAATTATATTCTCAATATTGAGAATATAATTTCTTAAGT